GTATGTTCGGCTGGCAGATGTGCCTTCTCTACCTGACAACTTGTCGCGTGAAGCTTGGATGCGGCCTATGATGGAGGCGTTGAAGGAACCGGCCCCGCCGAGACCTCCGCCACCACCTAAGCCCTCCAAGAAGGCGCTAGAAGAGCTTGCTCGACTGGCGACGCCTTCCGCTCTTAAGCGTGCGATCAAGGAAAATGAGGAGCATTTAAACTTGCAGGGGCCCGCCTCGGAGGTGGGGGGTTCCCAAACCTCAAAATCCTCCGTGACCTCGGTGATTACCTTTGGTTCGACGATCGTACCCCTTGTACGAGCGCCGGTCTCAGGCTCTCTTTTGTCGGTAAATGCGCCGGTCGCTTCCCAGGAGGTGGCCGGAAAGCGGAAACGACACAGGCGACCCAAGCCAAAGAATTAATGCCGGAGTTGCGCACCTGGAACTGGCCTGAGCGAGGCGCACGCGCTGAGCTCGCCAGTCTCAGTTATCAGGCAGGACGCCACTTGAACGCGCCTAAACCCACTGGGTGGGATAAGGTGATGGACAAGATAGTTGAGCAGTATCCTAAGACTTACATACCTCCGGGTTGTGAGGATAAAGATTTTGATCTCAGCGTCACTGACCATGGGAAGCAGCTGGACTTGAAGGGAATCATACGCAGAGATGTGGTGATGAAATCGAGTCCGGGCGTGCCTTTGATTGCTCTCGGCCGCGAGAACTCCGTTGTTTTAACACAACACGGGGATCTTGTGGTCATGGCCGTCACTGAGCGCTTGCGCCTAATCCTATCTGGACAATGGAGAGGTAAAACTCCCCGCCAGTTAGTCGAGGAGGGCTTCTGCGATCCCGTTCGAGTGTTCGTCAAACAAGAGCCGCATAAGATTGAGAAAATCAGAGACCAACGGTTCAGACTAATCTGCTCAGTGTCCCTTGTGGACCAACTGGTGGAGAGGGTCATCTCTGGTGTTCAGAACCGGACTGAGATCCGAAACTGGTACGCTATCCCAAGCGTGCCGGGTATTGGATTCTCGGACGAGCAGATACGAGTCATCTGGGGTATATTCCAGCCACATTTGGCCTCCGCTGTGCAAACAGACGTTGAGGCATGGGATTGGAGTGTTCAGCACTGGGAGCTAGAAGGAAATGCAGAAATGCAGATCCGACTGGCTGGTGCGCCTCAGGACTCGCGCTACGCTGAGATTACTCGCGGACGCGCATACTGCTTGTCTAACACCGTGTTCTCTCTGTCTGACGGCACTCTCATCGCTCAGGACGACCCTGGCGTACAGAAGAGTGGCAGCTACACAACCAGTTCGGGTAATTCCAGACTGCGTGTTGCGGCCGCTTATTCTTGCGGGTCGATCTGGGCGCGCGCTATGGGCGAC